TAATCCCCTGTGGACTGTTGTCTGTAGAGCTCATGGTTTAACCACTCCAACATTGAATGGACGGCGGAGCCAGCAGCAAGGTATACTGCAGGCTTTTCTGGAACCATGGCTACCTTACTCAGATAATATTTCTGAGGGCAGGACTGCCACGTAGACAGCTGACTAAAGGATCTGTGTGGAGGAAGTTCATTCATACCAGAAGAATACCAGTCGTAACCAAGATTACTTGGAACGACACGCCTTTCTTTTTTACCAGTATAGGTATAGGGTGGAGGGGTGGTGGGCGGGAAAGGCTTGCCTGATGGCAAGCCGTGGTGAAAAAGGGAAATAAAAAAAGAGGGGGACAATTAAGTCCCCCTCTCCTTTTAGCCCTACCATTCTGGTGGAGCAACTGCGAGCGCATCCAGCGTGGCTATATTGATGCACCCGACTGCTGGGATGTCATAGCGACGCTGCAACCCTTTGAGTATTTCTTGTAGGGGAGCGTCTAGCCGATCATCACCAGCAACATTAAGAGCTACACGTACTTGTGTAACCAATGGCGATCTTTCTTCTGGTTGTACTAATGGTAAATATTTTTCAATCACACCGTTGCTGCTTCTGTGTCGATTGTTTGCAACTGCAATGTGACGATTCCACCGAACCCATTTGCAAAAGTGGGAGGTGCAGTTTGCTCGAACTGAATAGCACGGATAACACAGATGCGCTCTTCGCCTGACGTGAAGTCTTGGTAGAGTACTGCACCGCCATTCTGCTCAATAGATTCAAGGTATTGAATTCTTTCCCATGGGTGGGATACTCGTATGTTTCCACTTGGATCTCTTTCTTCTTCATAGCACAGTAATGGAACCGTGATAGTTCTAGAACGTAGCGGTGCTGGTAGCGCACGTATCTGCCACTCTGTTAATAGTGGTCCTTGTGTTGGATCAGCTGTGCCACGTGCAAAGTTAAACGTAACTTGGAACACGTCAGCAGGTGAAACGTAACTGGCAAGTGTTGCCTCTGTATCAGGACCAAATGGGATGATGCCAGTTGTTACAAGCTGCTCGTTATTATCATCTAAAACAAATCCTAATGTTCCACCAGAATCTTTATCTGATTTAATTGATAGTGATACTGGCTGCTTTCTTTCTCCAGTACCCCAACGGATAAGACCAGACTTAAGGTATCCATTTTCAGCAAGATTAGTTGCATGCTGTGTCCACAATCCAGATGCTGAAGTCATAAACTTCAAACCAGATGTGCCAATAAATGCCACACCGTTAGGTGCGTTAACATCTGTCACTAGATCGGGTGCGTATGCGTAACCATTGTCAATAATTTGACCAAGGTTAAGACGCCATAGTCCAGCAAATCCATTAATCAAATTAGATCGTGTGCAGTACACGTATGTTTCATCTAGTGCAATGTCAGAGACATTGCCTTCCACATTAAGTGGTCCATAGTTAAACGACTGACCGTCTGTGCCAATAGTTCCAACGCGCAATCCCTTTGTTGTGCCAAGGACAACATACTCATTAAGGTATGTACGCATTTGGTTTAAGGTTTCACCACGTGGTAGTTCTGCAATAATACTTGGTCCGACAATTGCAGCAGTAGGTGACGCTGGGTTAATGGTGTACATCTGTACACGTGATACAGCACCTTGTGTATATCCAACTACAACAGCCGATGGCAACTCAGCAATTGAGTTAACCACTGTGCTTGTGTTAGTAGTTTCCCAACGTTCTTCTGCTGCACTGATACGTGGTGTTGGCGTTGTGTATGTACGGCTGATTTCGTATACACCAACCTCGACGGTTCCTTCTAAGGCTGCAACTATGATGCGCTCTTTAACATAAGCAATTGCTTGTGGAACCCATGTTGCTGCTACATATGTAGGCTGGTTCCATAACTTGCGGATAGCACCTGCCGTAGTTACATCATAGATACCATCACTTGCAGCGACAATACAGTAAGCACCATCAGTGGTTAACTTGTAAGGTGTAGCACTACCAGTTAATGTAATTGATGTAATGGTTCCATCTGATTCGGAATAGAACTTAAGTACGCCACCTTGAATAAAGAATGTGCCACCGTTTACCGTAGTTGGCTGGTAGGCTGCTGATGAATTGCTAATGTTTGTAGTGGCTGGTAAAAGCTTTAGCTCGCCCAGCGTCCAACAGTCAATGTTGTTTGATTCATTGAAACGATATAGATCGCTATTGTCAGCGTCATAGTATTCTTCACCTGCACCATGATGCCATGATGTAGCAGAACGTAGCCACCAGTTAGTCAATGACTGTTCACCAGTTAGTGTGCCTTGATCAACACGTTCCTTTTGATAAGCTGTAGTGACACGACTGATACGATTGTTATCAGATGCAGCCGATAGCCAAGGTGTATTACCAATAGCGTAGCTCGCAGCAAAGTCTTCTCTACTGTAGCGAACCAATGCTGTAGGTACGTTGGTGCTGACAGCATTTAGATGTATCTTCTGCTGGGTATGCTTTCTTTGTTGGTACTACTGCAATTGCTGCTTTGACTTGGTTAATCAACTTAGGTTGATTCATCCACCAGAACCATGGGCTAGTGTCGCCACCCATACCATCATTGATAGATATATGAAGATGTTTGCTGTGCTTGTTGCTACCTGTATATTTACGGTCGCCTTCTTTAGCACGTTCCTTTGACCAGATCTTGCCAGTAAAGATTAGATACTTAACACGCTTATCTTCTTTAAGCTTCTGAAATATATCGAAGCAATCAATACCATTGACTGGATCATGGGTAAGGTCTACTGCTAGCCCAGTATTGTGATCCGAAGCTGGACTCTGCTTGACATGTGCTGCAGATGGCAGAAGACCATCGCTTGCTTTCTTCCGCTTCGGCTTTAACGCCGTCGCTTGACGGAGCACAGCAATGGCAGCAGGTGTGGCTTTCTTGGCTACAGGATTCATTCATGACTCTTTCCAGCTACTAGTTCATACAAACTGTCAACGCGTCGTTCTAATCTGTCGATTGAGTCACGCATCGAACTGCCTGAATTCGGTTTCAATTCTGTGAGGTAGTGCTTAACTAACCAACGAACTGAGCCAGCAAAGCTGGCAACTATTGTGGTAACCGCGACAGCGATACCAGCCCATTCGTTGGTAGACATTACTCTGCTCCGCGTCCGAAGTCTGCTGAAGATCCGTCGAGCCACTTAAGTACTGGTCCGAGGAATCCTGTTAGAGCTGCTGTTCCTAGAACCTTAAGGTCTGTCTGACCCGCAAGGTAAAGTGCGATAGCAGATGCTGCTGCTGCACGGAACCAAGACAATGCTGCTGCTTGAAACTTTGCATTCATTTATTTCTCCTTAGATTTTCTACCCCAGGATATTTTATCCCAGATTCTTTCATGCCAGTAATAGATACCGACCTTTACTACTGTTTCCCAAAATGCGATAAGTGCTGAAAGGGTTCCTTCACCAGTAATAACAAAGACAACAGCAAAAGAACTTAACGTTCCAAAGATTCTGTAGCTTAATGATTTGGTAAATGAACGGCTCTTAGTTACTTTCAAATTCCCAGTTCTTTTCTTTTCTGTGTAGCAGATATAGATTGAAGTTCTTGGGAAAGTTCTACCTGTTCAATCTTGTATCCAACATCACGTCCATAAACTATGTTCGTGATGTTTGGAAACTTCACAACAAAAGGTGACCGTTCTTCGGCTCTGATCCGATTGGCAACCTCAGAATAAGGGAGAGGATCTTTCTCGCTAGTGCCGTGAGTATCTCTAACGCCGATGACAACTTGGTCTGTACGTTCATGTGCTTTCTCCAGTAGTGCGTGATGCCCCTCATGCCATGGTTGATAACGACCAAGCAATAGGGTGGTAGGTGCTTTCCAATCGTGTAGATTGGATTGAGCAATGATTAGTTTTGTTTGAGCTTCGCTATCGTAAGATACGAAGTGATAGTCAAACTCAGTAGGTACTTCCCATAACTTGTTGGTATCTTCGAAGCGACCTTCGGCAAGCGTGTCCATCCAGATACAGATGTCAGGCTTACCAAATGCCGTACGAGTAGCAGCGGTTGGGCAAATGAAATCAACAACTACATCTAGCCCTTGGTTAGATAGCATCTTTGCCATCTCGCCCATACGGCGAGCATGTTCAACTCTATCCGCTGGCGTGAAACCAAGATCAGAGTTGATGGTTGCTCGCACGTAGTCAGCGTTTAGATGTACCGCATTGATGCGGTCAGCTAAAGAAGTGGCAAGCGTTGTCTTGCCACTGCCAGGTAAACCTATGATTTGAATAATCATTTAAGTAACGCCTCCATGTCTACATATTTTGAATTATCATATAGATCATAATCGTTTGCCATGAGGGATCTAAGCATTAAGTTTTCTTTTTTTGTCAGAGATTCCCTGAAAAGCTTTGACTTTGGATTAATGATGTTATGTAATGTGCTTTCAAGATAATCCGTTTTAGGTTCAACTTTGCAGTTGTTGCGAACTATCTCTAGACATTTTTTTGCGACATCATGGTTTATGTTATCCATCTTAAATAAATAATCAACCTTAGATAATCTATTCTTAGCCAATTCCAAATCAGCTGTTGAAACTTTATCGCTTAAACAAACGCCATCGATATCAATTATCTTTTCGTCACCGTTGTAAGATACAAACTTTGTCTGGTAATCAACAATTTCTTTTGTTGGATTATTAAACATAAAGTCTAGGAATTCTTTTTTGTATTCCTTTATATCTCCTGTTAAATATTTCCTATAGATGTGCTGATAGTGACTTATGGTTCTTGCTATAGGATCTCTGAGAACAGAAAAGCTTAATACGTTATTGTTATCCAGTGGCTTAAATGAAGCATGACCATAGCCATTGACAACATCAGTGTACTGTTGCCCGCTGGCTATGAAGTCATGTTCAAGTAAGCGTATAACATTTGCGTAAAAAAATCTTCCAGCAGTTTTAGGAATGTGGAAAAACCATACTGGTTTTATGCTACCACTCTGTTCCATTTCTGATTGTCCTCATCCCATTCATAACTAACACCGTGTGCTCCATACAAAAGTTCTGGATGTACTTGAGGTGCTACCCAGATCTTTTTAGTATTATCCCATAACCAAGATGGATATGGCTGTTGTGGTCTAAACTCATCGTTGGTAAATACCATGCCAATACCACAGTTTGCATACTCATCAGTTACCTTAAAAGGTCTCAATGGGCTTATGCCTGTTACGACTTCTTGTCCTTGCGTAAAAATATCAATGTCATTAGGTTCTGTTTCAAAATATAAAACTGAAACAACAACATTATTGTTATCAATAAATGCGTAATTCATCGTGTGATTACCACCAATCCTGCTGTGCCTTCTTTCGCTGGTGCTGCCCAGGTAGCACCACCTGCTCCACCACCTCTTGCAACTGCTACTGCATTTGTAGCAGCTTGCGCGCCTGCTCCAAATCCATTGATGCCAGCCCAAGGACTTCCTGGGCTAGTTCCAGCATACGAACCAGCACCTGCTGGTGGGTAATTTGAATTGTTCCCGTTTCCATAAGTAAGAGAAAGTGCGCCTAAACCAGCGACACGACCACCAGAAGTTGAATTTTTGCCATCGCTTCCATTGTATCCACCAGGTCCGCCACCGTTGCCCGCACCGTCCGCAGAGGCTCCACCACCTGAACCACCATTTCCAGGGTTGGATGAACCACTACCGTAAGAACCACCGTTTGCTGAAACTAAAGTTGTTCCACTTCTAACAATAGTGGTTGTTCCTCCATTGTTTGTAGTTACAGGACCACCTGCACCAATGTTAATTGTTAGAACATCTCCAGCTGTCAAGCTAGTTGTTAATGCTGTGTAATGTCCTGATCCTCCACCGTTGGCTTGATTGGAGTTACCTCCACTTGAACCGCCACCGCCAACTGCTTTTAATATATATGTTCCAGTAGCAGGTACTGTGTAAGTTGTACTAGATAAGAAACCTTGTGCAAATGTTGGAGTTGCTGCATTGGATGCAGCAGATGCAGCAGAGTCGCCGTTAGCGTTTACTGCTTTTATTCTTAATGTAGTTGAAACTCCATTTGTTAATCCACTAATAGTTAATGGACTTGTTGTCTGTGCTGGAGACAACGCAGTGTATGTTGTTCCATTTGTAGAATACTTGTAGTTTGTGATTGCTTTTCCGCCAGTATTTGGAGCGGTAAAGGTTAGAGTTAATGTCCCGCCAGCAGCAGAATCTGCTGCTGTTCCAATAGTTGGTGTATCTGGTACGGTTGTTAATGCTTGAGTCACTGATGGAGAAGCTACGCTAGTGCCAAAACCATTATAAATAGTTCCAGTAAAACTCCAACTTCCGCTATTTCCAACAGTAATTAAAACTGGATCTGATGTAGAAGTTGCTACATATCCACCAGTAGATGCTGTTGCTGTATAACCTA